AGGAAAGAATAAGGTTTATCTGTCGGGCCACAGAACTCTGGTCATTGCCTGTTATGGGTGCAAATGTACTACTTACTGCCATGCCAAATGTTGTGGCGGTATAGTTTAATGCAAGCACGGGAACTATTGTCCCCCCACTCTCATAGGACGCACCACTCCCCATAATCCGTCCATCGCTCACGGCGATGTTTACGGGCGTGGTGATAAGGATAGGATTCGCCCCCGCCCCCGCAGTTCCACCAGAAGAGTTTGTCCAAAACAGCATCACTGTCACAAGTTTGCCGATTTGTGTATACCGGCTCTTGAAGTTTGCTGTGTATGTTGGTGCAGTGCCACCTGACACGCTTATCGTCGGCGTATAATCCGTCCACGGCGTATACGTCCCCAGGGTGGTCTTGGAGATGTCGATGGCGGCGTCTGATCTGATTTGAGCGTTGACGATGTTGTTGACCGAAGAACCGAGGGCGGACATTTCGGTTTGTACCTGTCCTCCGTCAGCGGTGGTGCCGTTAGAGAAAGTGTAGGTAGGCGTGTAGATTGCCAAGGTAGTGTCTCCTTATGTTAGAAATTATGTTCCATCACTTATTTTTGAGGGGGCGAAGTTTCAAAGTTGCTTCAAAAACTTCGGTCTGTTGAATAGATGAATTATCTTCGAAACCAATAGCGACTGTCTTCCCCCTGCCCGATACTGGGCCACGGGTTTCGGGGGTGAGCATAGCTTCCGGTGCGCCCCACGCACTTGATCCCCAGGTGAACGAGCCCCACGTTGATCCAGCGGTCATCAAATCTATCTCTTTCACCTGACTCCACCCGTACCGGTCTATGTTTGCTTGGATGGAGAGGGAGTGGGCGACAGTGGCTACTTTCGGGTGCGCCCATAAGACTTGAAACTTCTTGATAAGCTCTGGGGCTCCGAAGTCCAGGTTTCTTGTTCGGTATCTAAACTTGTGGGATTGGTAGACAACGGCATTGTCTAGGTGAGCAGTGGCCGTAGTACCGGCGTACCCGCGAATACATCCCGTGAACTCCGTGGCAGTGACACCGGAGTAGTAAATCGTTTCGTCATCTACGGATATACAGCCAGCGGATAGGAATCCAGTCGTGGAGTCTACTGTGATAGTGGTAACACTCGCCGTGTGGTCTCCGTTGGTAGGCGTTTGTTTACTGGCGGCTTTCTGCCCCGAGTTTGCAAGGTAGGCCCGACCAACGGCCCCTGAATCGAGGAAATACGTCCCTGGATTTGGGCTGCCATGCTTTGTCCAGCAAGACGCAGTATAAAGGGGCTTCTCAATCCACACATCCGCAGTTGGATCGTAGGCCCACGTTACGTTATTGACCGTGTTGGCCCCCGTCGGTATGGAGAGCCAGTATTGCCCCGTGGTGGTGTCATAAGTCGCGGCGGCTGTTCCTAATTGGGAAAGGCTGAGGTTGGAGCGGTAGTTCTCCCATGAGTCTTTCCCTAAAATACGGAAGGTTGAACCATTGAACGCCCAGACGTAATCGTGTCCTAAGTACCAATGTTCTAGGAGACCATACTGAGACCCCGTAGACGAGAACTGCGCATCCTGTCTTACGGTGGTGACGATGGAACGGTGAGACACACACGGGTGGGCGTTGGGAATCTCTCTAAACCCGACCGTTGAAGGGACAAAACCCGTGACGGCGTGAATGGTTTTCTCGGTGTAGACAATAAGATATTCCCCAAGAGATTTGAGACCAGTAATAGTATATGGAAAAGTCTTCGTGATTGGGCCAGTAAATGTATCAGGAGCCCCAGCGTCAGATATGTAAAGGATATTAGGGGCTGCCTGAGTGCGGGCAGCGAACATCATGAAGTTGTGCCAGCAGAGATACTTCGCAACGGTGTTGGCACCACTCAATGGCGCACCAGAGGCAAGGGCCGACCACGTTCCAGCCGCTACCCGTTTCACCACGGAATCTACTCCATTGGTGATGTATAGGGTGTCGTTAGCCTGTTCAAACTCGACCGTGTTTCTATTGGTGTCAAACTTTGCCGTGGCTCCCTCACTCGTTGGGTCAGCCGAGGATGATCGGTATGAATAAATCTGCGTTTTTGGGGTCGCGTCGTCAAAGGCCGCGTAGAGATAGCCATAGGTTCCAGTTGAGGGTTGGAAAGACCCGATCCCCAATCCTACCTTAGCCCCTGGTAATGTTGCATTGGTGCCGTACTGTGAGAACCCTAATGATTTGATGGGATAGGTTCTAGTGTTGTCGTCTGAATCAGGGTGTCTTCGGAAGTAGACGTTTATCAAATCCTGATACTGCTCAGACGCCAAAGACGCTAGGTTCTGTATCTTCTGGTAAATGATGGTTGGTTTCGGAAACGGCATTATCTCAGGCTAAACGGGGAGGATGTTCCAAATCGCAAAACCCGACCTACACCGCGATCTAAACGGGTGGCAGTCGCACTTTGGGGCATCTTGTAGAACTTTATCATCTCGGTAAGAATCTGCTCGTACTGGAATCTAAACTCATCGACTGCTTCACGCTGTTGCATCCCGTACATAACCAGGGCTTTCCACACCACAATCCAGTGGAAGTCTGAAATGAATGGCGGGGTGTCGGAGTCGTCCGAGAGGTCTTCGTGGGTCTTCAGGTAATCAACCGTTACTACATCGGTTGAATTAGTTGGGGTAGAAACGAGTCCAATAGAAAGGTTGTTCGGGGTGATGTAGTAGGCATTGGTGATCCCTGGGATGTTGCGTTCTTCGTATCGAATCGGAGTCAAAAGAAGCTTGTCTGATGTAGGGGAGTTTGCAATCCACACGCGGAGGGGCTTGGCAAAGTCTGTAATAGCAGTTGAGAAAGCAGTGAAAAGGGTTTCTTGCGTTCCAGAAGTGACCGTATACGACCCACTACCGACCATGAACGGCCATTCGTATTCCCGACAAAGCAAAGCCAGGTTCGTGTTGATCCAAGAACCAGCTTGGGCGGAAGTGATGGCCGGGTCATCTGCTAAAGAGATGAACTCCGACTTGAGAGTAGAGAACTGCATATTAGTTGTTGTTCAGCCGTTGGATAGCCCGTTGAATATCTGCGTCACGGCGGCGGTGCATATTCTGCAACTTCAAGAGCCTGACTCCTTCAGAGAGCAGACCCAGTAAACGAAGTGGCTCTAGGTTCCGGTGGAGGCCCAGATTTGTCTTGAGTTCTTCGAGTACGTCGCGATAACTGGATTCAGTATCTACCCAATTCCTTTCTTTGACAAGGGCTAGGATGTAGGAATCCACCTCCGCGAGTTGATCTCTGAGGCCGAGTTGGAGTATTTCGGTGGCGTTTATATCAAAAACCCTGGCTAAATAAGGTCTTTCCGTCCCCTCAAATGCGCTCGGTCCTAATCCCTTTTGGCTTCCCTCGTCAACAGTATCGGATGTAATAAAAGCCTTATCGAGACTAATCGCCTCCTGTTGTGGTGTATTACTTGTGGAATCCGGTAAAGGATGAGAATACCTTGCGCCAATCGGGAGTGAAGGACTCGGCGGTGTACTCACGCTCGATCCGGGCGCGGGCTGAAGCGTTGATTCGGTCTCGTTCATGTGGGTCGTTTATTAGCCGTAGAATGTTAGAAATCCACGCATCCTCATCTTTCGCCAGTAACGCATCTTCCTCGTGCCGTAGGGCCGTGTAGGGGCCGTAGGAGGACGCTACAACGGGAGTGCCGGTCATGGTGTACTCAAACCACTTGGCCAGTGACCTGGCGGCGTTGTATCGGGAGTCAGAAATTGGGGCAAGACCTATATCCGATCCTAGGTCAGCAAGGATTTTAGGGTAGGTTCGCTCGTCGTGCGGGTGTCCCTCCCACCAGGGGATAGCTGGTTTGATTTCCCAGTTCTTCCGAGGTAGGAAGGACAGCATCTCTGGGGTGTAATGTCCAAGCACGGCAAACACTACGTCCGGGTTCCCCGCGACGATCGCCTTCATCACCGGCTCAATCAGCCCGTGGTCTACAATGTGTCCAGTAGACGCTGGCCAACCGATGGTGAGTCGTTCGTGTTTTTTTCTCTTGATGTTTTCCCAGTCTTTTAGGTCAACCCCGTTCGGACACAGAAAGACATTTGGGTTGTAGACACCATATACCTCAAGGAGTGGCTCTGTCGAGACCGTGATAGCGGTAGCTTCTTTGATGAGGGTTTTGACGTAGTATTCGGCATCACTTCCTTTCGGATAAACATACCGAGTGTGTTCTTTCCCATCGGAGGCAAAGACGTCATCATCAAAATCCACCACCAGTGGGCGGTTGTAGTAATCACACGCCCCGAGGAGCATATAGATACCGGAAGGGTTATCCAGGTGTTTAGTAAATACAATATCATGGCCCTTCACAAGCTTCGCTACTTCAGTCTCGGCTGTATTTGCTGGGAGGTCTACTAATTTATGCCCCAAGTGATCGAAGTGATAATCGGGGGAGAGAAACCTCCCCGGCATCACCTGACGATAGTAGGACACTCCCGACACTAGACCATACTTCTTATTCTCCTCCGTCGGAAATTGGTTGTTGAGGGCGAGGACCGTCTTCATCGGAATGTCTGGTACTGGCTGAAGACCTTTTCCCACTCTTGGTAGTGGTCGGCCCACTGCCAGTTAGCTTTCACATGGTCGTAGGCGGTCTGACCGATCTGTTGGCGAAGTGCCGCATCATCAACGAGTCGGGAGATTTTATCAACCCACTCGTCAGTTGTCTCCGCCAAGAGGCCGGTCACACCATCCTCCATCGTTCTCTTATATGGACCGAAGTTAGAGGCCACCGTTGGAGTTTTATACATCGAGTACTCCATCCACTTGCCGTGTCCCTTCCCATCATTGAAAGCAGACTTCACGATCGGGGCCACACCAATATCAAACCCCCAACCCGCGAGGGCTGCTGGGTAGTCACGCATATCCTTCGTCCCCGAGAAGGTGCGATAGGCTTTACGGGGGAACCCTTTGAGGTGGTCATCAGTCCACGCCCCGCAGAAGGCAAAAAGAATCTTATCCCCATACTTCTCCCATAATATATCCATCACGGGGCGAAACTCTCCTAAGTCATGTTTGTGCATCGAGGAACCGGCCCAGCCGATGACTATTTTAGATTTATGCTTCCGGCGTTCAAATTGCCAGTCCTCCACATCGTTGTAGTTATGGATGACGTGGATATTCTGGTTATAGGGTTTGTAGACATCTACCAAAGGCTCAGTGGAGACAATCATCGCCGTTGATGCTTTGAATAGCTCATTGTGGGTCAACTGCTGGACGGTGTTGGATGCAAAGTATTCTCCCCACGGGTGTTCAGGGTCAACGGATAGGTAGTCATCATCCATATCTAAAATGAGGGGCTTATTGTAATACTCGGCTGCCCCCGCAAACATACCTAAGCCTCCGGGGTGGGAGACGTTCTTCATCAAAACAATATCTGAATCTCTAATCAGGTTTGGAATGATCTCGTCTATCTCCCAATTCTTCCCGACCCTGGCTAAGTTAGCCTGACACGCCACCAAGTCTCCAAACTCAAAGACGTTGTACTTACGGCGTAGGAATTGAACGGGCTTGGTGATGCGGTAGTAGCTGGGACCACCAATCAGGTCTTGCCCCAATTCACCGCGTCCGGCCCAATCATTCCGAAAGGCGAGGAGCTTCTTCATAGGCTGATTTATCGAAGTAGGTAACGGGAACGTGACCTGTGGCATGGTATCTATCAACGAGTTCTCCGATGATAGTAGTCATGCTTTGTACTGGGGTGTCCTTCTCTGGATCACCAGCCTCGTTGTGGAGCTTCTTGAGGGCCTCCTCACGGGTGCATAAGGGTTCCTCAATAGCTTTCGTAACTGCTTCCTCTATCTTGCCTAACTCGGTGGCAATCATGGAGGCATCCGAGAAGGTGTCCTCGACCCCCTGCCAGGTGCCTTCTAAATGGTCCTGTTTGAAGCCAGCAATGTGGATAACAGGAACCCCCAGGGAGTGGGCCATGAGTTCTAAGGTGCCGTCCATCATACACACCACAGCCGAGGCTTTGGATAGTATCTCGTAGGTGGCTTGGATGTGGCCGGGTTCATTCCGAATAGTCTCGCACTGCATCCCCTCGTAGTTTTCCCTCTTCTGCATGGAGGGTTGAATCAGCTTTGCGACAGGGGTAATACCTTTGATTCTATTCAGTTCCTTCCATGCTTTCTGACTTTCTTTCGGGTCGTTGAGCCAGTGAGGAACATCATAAATGACCATCCCCTTCTCCTCTTTGCGCTGTGGACGATAGGCGAACCACGGAGCCCCAACACGAAACACCTGACTAGGGTGCCAGTTGCCCTGAATCGCGTCACGGTAATCTAAGTCTCCCCAGACAAATGTAGCCAGGGAGGTGGGTTGGGCCATGTCCATCCAGTAGTCCCGCATAGCTCGTCGCCCGTGTTGCACCACAAAAGTAAGCACCCCCTGCTGGAGAGCGTGGGCGCAAATCATCTTCAGGTCAGGCGTGAAGTCTGTCCACGTAACGAGGCAGTCTGGTTTCTTGTCCTTCTCCACAATATCCGTCAACGGCACCGACTCAAACGTCTGGTACAGGGGGGTGATGACATCGTTGAAGTTGATGAGAACGGCCCTTTTCATATAGTCAGGAGTTGTTTCGCCCAGCGGTGTTTCGCCGGTCCGTTGGCTTTGAGGAGGGCGATGATTGCCTTCCGACCGCGACGCTGGCGTGAGTGGACATATTTACGAGGTTCACGCATCCCTGGCAGACTCTCAAACCGAAAAAGAATGGGGCGCGTATCAAGGTTTATATCCCCCGAAAGAAATGCGATGTTTAGGTAACGACAGCCGTGGTAGATGGCGTTGATCGCGAACCCCTCACCGCGTGATACGACCCACCCTGTTCTGCGCCGGACCCGGAGATGTGGATCGATTCTCTTGAGCCTAGCGTTGAGAGACGATGTGGTCATTCTTTGATGTCTACGATAGCGCGGATGTCTTCTAAGGGAACAAGGTCGAGGAACTCTCCACTGTGTCCCTCGCGGTCATCAGCCACTATTCCAACTGAATACTTGGAGTACCAAACACGGTCTCCAGTTTTGATTGCGACCTCGTTGATGTTTCGGGTGTGGTCAATGAGGAGGTTCTGGTCCTTCGGAGCCCAGAGAACCGTCCCGTTTACTAACCCTTCGTTTTCTACCTGCCCGGTTGGGGTGATGATACCTGATTTACGCTGTACAAACGCCGACGATTCTTGGTCGCGTTCAATAAGTACGTTCTGGTTTAGCGGAATGATCATAGCCGTAGTTTAGTCCTAGTTGATAATTTTCTCAGTTGCTCGCCTCTTTGTGAGGGACAGAGCGCGAGCCATGTCCCCCACAAAACTGAGAGTCGTCTGTTTAGACAGTTGCCCCAGCGTAGATGTGAACGATCCAGTCGGAGTTGAGTACCGCCGCGTTGAACGGGGCGTACCAACCTACTGTTGACCACAGCGAAAGCGGGTTGCCCGTGTCGTTAGGACCGGAGTCCTTGATGATTAGGCTAGCCGCACCCGGCGATGTAACATCCTCAGAATCAATTGACACCACACCGTAGGCTTCTTTCCCGAAGACCCAGGTCGTGTAAACCACGGAACCTGAGGTTGCCGGAACCGAAACGTATGCGTTGTTCGTTTCCACGAACTCGACCCCGAAGAATGTCCCGAGGATGCCTCGCTTCATTGGATCAGGATTGACATACTGTTGCGTCGCTTGCCAGGTCGAGTCACCCAAGAGGTCGTAGGCAGATTCCGGGCAGATGAGACCCCCGAAGACCGGGTTTCCCTGTGTACCTTGGAACGGAATCGCTTTCGTTTTCTTGAGAGCGCGAACTGATCGGCGAACGTCAGGCGCGGTGAGTACATGAGCCACCAAGACTGATCCCGATGAGGTCGCACCCGCCGACGCCGAAGCGTAGATGGCGAGACCCGCTCCGTCGCGGAGGACGTTGCGGATAATCGTGTCGATGGATTCGCCCATGTTGATACCAAGAGCCTCTACCTGTTCTTTGAGTCCGACGTCGATGGACGTCTTTTCGTAGAACTTGGAGATTTGGCTGTAGGCACCGTACTCAACCAACGTCACTGCGACCGTAGCGGCAGTCGAGTTGACCGCGCTTGGGGTCACAGACTCCGTAAGGCCGGTTGTAGCGACCGCAGGAGCGACGTGACGGGTGAAGTTGACGACCTTACCTTGGTTCGCCGGAACGCCTCGCTTTTGGGCGAAGGCATCGTGACGAATCAACAGCCGCGCTTTCTCTAAGAAAACCTTAGAGTAGTAAGTGGCCATTGTTTGTGTAAGACCGCCAGTTGTAATTGCCATTGTAGTTGTCCTTTACGGAACAACCGGATGAAAGGAACTTATAGCCGAGGGCTAGGATTGGCGAAGTTCAGATACTTTTCCATCTCCTGTGAGGAGAGTTTGGAGAAGTCTACCTGAGTGTCCGAGCTTTCCGAAGCCGTCGAAGTTGCCCTTGTCGGTTGTCCTTCGAGTGTTGCTTGTAACTTCTTGGCTCCGATTTTCTTGCCAGCGTCTACCAGGGGTCCGTACTTAGACGTCCACAGTTCGACTGCTGGTTTGCCTGTCGTTAGGGCTTCGGCAAAGAGTTGGTCACGCACGATTGAGGCTTCGGGAATGTCCTTGACCAGTTGATCCATTTCAATGCGTACGAGACGCTTGGTGGTGTCATCTGGGAGGCTCCGTACTGGTGCGCCACGAACCGGAGTCTCCTCCGTTCCTTGTGGGATGTTCATTGGCTGCGTTTCAATCACCTCTAAGAGTTCATCGGTGGAGAGGCCAGCTTGCGATGCAAGTTTTTCCAAGGCTTTGCGTTGCTTGGAAGTCGTCTGATCTCCTACGAGACTGTTGAGGTTGCGGAGTGTTTCTTTTGCCTGTTCGGGGCTCTCGAACTTTCGTCCGAGGACTTCCTCGATCAGCGCTAATTCGGGTGGGGTCTGCCTAGTTTCGACCGTCGGGGCCGAATCCTGGCCTGACATTCCATTGTCCGGGGTCGGTACTGCCGTACCTTCCGATTCTGGGGTTTGTGATTCCATAGATTCTGGTTACATTATCTTATGTTTAGGGTGTGTTCGACCTTTATTTCAGCACCCTCACCCGATCACCACGGCTAGGCTCCGCGATGACCGGAGGAGGGGGCTGACCCCTTCCCGCCTATAAGTCTGTCGAGTCTATCTGCATCTCATCTAGGCGACGTTTGTTTGCTATTTTATCCGCAGATTCTTTAGCAAGTTCTCCAGCGCGATTGTACGACTCAATGAGGTCAATAAGGAACGAAAGTCCTTTATACTCACCTTTGAGCGTCGCGATTTCTTCTGTTGTTTCACAGTCATAGGCGTTCTTTAGCGTGGCCAAGCGTTCCTCTAATGGGACAATCAGGAGCTTGTAGGCGTCCGATTGTTTGAACAGTTGGATGGCCGCGTATTCTTTGAGAGTTTCTTGGAGGTTATCTTCGTGCCTAGTCATGGTTTAGAGGGTTGGTTCTTGGATAGGTGACTCAGTTCCGGTCTGTATCATACCCATATCTTCTTGTGGGGCCATACCTTGCCCCATCCACGGCTGTTGTCCACCCTGGGCTTGCAGGGCCTGGATTTCACCTTCGATGTGGGCCTGGAGGAGGCGGTCAATCTCTGGGCCTGTTTCCGCGCGGCGCATGAAGTCAACGTGACGCTGGGTGTGAGCCTGAGTTGCGCCTGGGGTTGGTGGGAGGGCGACTCCACTGCCCATCTTCTGGTTCTCCATTTCAGCTTGGGCAATATCCGAGGTCTGACCCATCTTCGCGCCTTCCATGAACATCGCAGCAAGGTCGTCTAAGTCATTGAAGGACAGCCACTTCTCGTAGGCCATCATCCGCAGCTGAGGTGAGACGGTTTGATCCTTCGCAGTGATAGACAGCCATTCAACTAATCGGCGGGAGAGGACGGCCTTATTCTGTGAGGTGAAGTCCACGGTGATGTCGATGTCGCGGGCCAATACAAAGTCTTCTTTCGGAATCTCCATCGCCACGTCATCTGAGGATTGTTGCTCGGATAGTTTTTCAGCTAGTTCTGGGGTTCTGACTTGCACTGTAATAGACTCGGGCCCATAGACGGCGTAGAGGTCACGGATAATAACTCCTAGTTTTTGCATGGAGTTCTTCATACCATCTACGATCTTGTCGATGCTTCCTTTGGCGTTCTGGTCGTTGATGGAGTCTGATGTGGCTGTATTTCCAGTAGCTTGCCCAGCGGAGATGTCAGGGGTGTTTACGACTCGCTTGTATCGTTCCTGCAGGGTGGCAATCAACTGCAAGCTCTCGTTCATGTGCGAAGGGAAGCTGATTGGTGTCAGGGAGCTTGTGTCTCGACCACGCGGAATCCCGGCCCCTGGAGCAGTGATAAAGGTACGAGGGTCGATGTGCCGATCGGTCGCATCAAATGTGAATACCGGATTACTTACCAAGAGGGAGTTGAACACCGTCTGGTTCATCGCTCGCTGGATAGCATCTTCGATTGAACCACCACGGGCTACATCAGTGACCCCCAAGAGGCGATTCGGGAGGGGGTGCTTCTTCAGTCTAAAAATGACAATGTTCTTCTTACCGAGTTTGTTTGGAATCTTACGGAGGAACACTGCGCCACCGTCGTCTATGGCTAGAGTAAGAATTTCCTTGTCTGATTGAATCTCAAAGATTTTAGCGAGGACGGGCTTCCGCTGCTTCCCGCTAAGAGTCTCCTCACCGTCAATAGTTCCTGAATCTTTATCCTGTGTATTTGATGATTTCGGGGTGAAGCCACGGACGTACTTCAGGTTCTTATACCCTAGTTGTTTACCATTCTCCTTGAGCCAGTTGAGCGAGACAATGCTCTGATACCCAATCTCGGGGAGTTCCTCTATTTCAGGGATAAACTTGTTGTAGTAAACATCAAAGATGTTGAGGGGGTAGAAGGCCGGGTCGCTCTTGATCACGTTGCCCATCTCATCAACTTGTGTTTCCCAGTAGACCTGGGCGAAGGACGAGCCAAAGAGGGCCATGTTCTTCTTGATGACTTCCATCTTATTCGGGCCATCCATCACTTCTGGGCTATTCCACGCCTGGGTTAGTGCTTCGCTGAACAGTAACGCACTCTTGGTGTCTTCCGGTCCGACTGGCCGAGCCTTGAAACCAAACTCACGGCCAGGAAGGGAGGCCGAGATTCTTTCCACCGAGTCATAGGTTAGCCCAAGCTGAACGTCCTCGATGTATTCATATTCAGATAGCTGACGAGAAAGCTTATAGCGAAGGTAGGAGGCTCGCCATTCAGCGCGTTCTTGACGGGTCTGTTCGTAGGACTCGTCTCGGAACCGCATGGCGCGGGTGATGTCTTCTTGCTCCTTCTTGTTAGGAACGTATGGGGGGATGTCTTTCTCAATCATTGGGGTTGTTTGTTCGCACCATAGTACGTGCGGTTGCGCTGATAATAGTTACTTTCACCTAGCTTTCCGTAAAATGCTTCTCTCATATCCCTCATGACCCCCGGATCGTCAGCCAGTGGGAGAGGATTACCCAATTCCCAGACCGTCAGGGCGCGAGCAATGACTGTATCATCATGCTTCCCCTGCGGGGCGGAGAACTGGTATCTCCCGAACCGTGTGCGATCGAAGGAGTAGGCTCGGAGTTCCTCTTTGGCTACTTGATCGGATAGGAATCTCACTGTGAGGCTGTCTATAACTCCCGAGAGGGAGGCAATCAACCGTTCCTTATTCGCACCCGTGGCGAGTTCTTGAATGTTCAGTCCGATGTCTCTGAGGTGGTCAGCGATAGGTTTGCCGAGTCCTGAGGAATCTATAATCACTTCGGCGTTGTTGTATTTGCGCGCAATCGCTTCTGTCCGAGCTTCACCGAGCGCGGTGGAGTTGGGTTGGAAACGATCGAGGGCAACCTCTTGGAATGTGTGCAGGTCTAAGACTGAGTTGGCCCAGAAGTCTGAGGTGAGAGCAGGGTCTACACCAATGCGGTAGTGTCTACCGGGGACAGGTTCTTGAACATTGGCGACACACGCCTCGTCTACGCGACGGAAGACCTGATTCGCGTCTTGGTTGAAGGCGCAGAGGTATTCCTGGGCGAAGGCGGCGCCTATCCCATCGTGGATGTAGTCAGCCTCAATCTGCTTGAGTTGCTCATCTGGTAGGAGCCTGCGGCCATCATCATCTACTGAAACGGTGGCCGGGAGGAGTCTGGACCACCACTGTGTACGACTCGGGTCTTGCCCTGCGAGGTATGCTTCGTGGAGCTGCTTGATACCTCGGGGAGTACCAGAGAGGACGCAGAAACCGTGATTGGCTTCGATAATCGGGCGGATGATTTCGGTGAATACCCGACCCTGCTGATCGTCGTATTCGTCGACCACATACCCCTTGCCGTTACCCCCTCGATGTTTATCCGGGTTCTCGTCAGTACCATCGAAGATGAGCTGTGAGCCACTCTTGAAGTAGATGACCATGCGTTGGTCGTCCTTCTTCTGCACTTGTGATTTGGGAAGGAACTTGTGGAGGATTTCTGGGTTGTCCCAGATATGCTCCCGTATCTTCTTTTGCTGGGGATAGAGGAAATAGTATTGCCCCACCATCTTTTTATCCGGGGAGCAGCAGATTTTGATGAGGGAGTTGAACAGTCCTGAGGACTTTCCACTCCGTCGGTGATCTACTGGTGCAAGAAACTGTGGACCCTCGCCGGTGGAGGCGCGTTTCCATATCAGCTCATCGAGCTGGCGTTGGTGGGGCCTTGCTTCGTAGTTCACCACCTCGACTAACTTACCGTCGATGATCGTAGTTTGCATTTGGTGCCATAGGTATCAGTCTGTCTGCGACAGCCGACGCAGAGTGTTCGACCGTTAGCCACTTTGAAAGGGACATCTTGCGTTTCGTTTCCTCTGAGTGTTTTCTCCCGCGATGGGATGCACCCATTCTCAGGCGGGCTTCCGCCGTTCGTATCTTTCCACGGTTAGCCCGCCCAATTTTCTGCTTCACTTCGTCTGTTTGTTCAATACCATTATTCCAGGGTACTTGGCCTAGAACAAACGCCATATCTTACATTCCTGCAGCGTCTGGGGTTCCGCCCATGAAGTCTGGGGTGCCTTTGATGTCGATGTCGCCCTTGCCTGGGGTTTCAGGGGCTCTCGGGCCGCTGTTGTTCCCACCTTCGACTGGGACTGACTGACTTGGGTTGTCTACGTCGGACGCGAGGTCCTTCATAACGTCTGGTTCGATGTTCATACGTTTATCCTTTCGGGTTGTTAGCTTTTTGAGTTCCGGGTGCTGATTTCTTCTTACCTGGGGCGATGACGCGCTGGTTCACGCTCTTGGCCGCCGGGATGTTCGGGGCAAACTTTACCTTGATGGTCCGTCCTTTGGGCATATTGGTTCTTGATTAGTGATACGCCAAAAGACGGAAGTCAGGGTTTTTAGACCTGCTCCGCCCTTGGTGTCCTAGTTTCTAGAATGTAATACCTTCCTCTATTTTACGCAAGTGCCTCTTTGAGCTTCCACTGGCCGTTAGCATCTTGCTCTACCAGTTCACGGTTGGCGTGGCGGGAAACTACCTCGTCAAAATGTTCCTCTGTGATACCAATAGTGTTACAGAAGTCCCGCTTAGCGTGTGGATCGCACTGCCAATCCCTCTCTAAGATGTACGAAAGAGCCTGTTCACGGGTCAGTTCCCCGGCCCGGACGTATCGGCAAGCTATATCCGAGACTCTTTGGAAGCCAAACTTCACGAACTTGGTCCACAGTTGGACTACATAGGCTACTGAATCCTGCTGGGTGTAGTTCTCAATATGCCCCTGCCGTAGCCACTCACCTGTGTCATCTAAGTCAATGAAGCCATATTTGTGTGCCTCAGCCCGGTTTCCTAGCTCAGAATAGGGGTAATAGGCAAAGAAGTAGTGAACCGTAACGTCTTCAGTTGAGAGGGGGCTGGTGTATTCCAGTCTATCTGATGTCCCATATTGGAAGGCACTGTTCTCACCGAAGAATACATCCTTGATGCCCATACTCTTTGCAATACTGATCGGCACGGAGTATATCTTCTCCTCGATCCATTTCAGGGGATGTAGGCTCTCCTCGAAGTCCTTGAGGGTTTCTTTTCTAAAGGTTTCTGGTTCACATCGCCACGTTAGATGATCAAGGTTGAAGCGGTGGGCGATGTTCTCGTGGTTATGACTCCCGGCTTTGGTGTGGGTGAACTCATCGGTGACTGTTACCAGTAAGGGTTTGAGGCCGTACTTCTCCACCAGTTTAGAGACGATAACGGTGGAATCCTTACCACCTGAAACAGCTACCACGCAGTCATAGGGTTGCTTGAGGCCCTTCATCCGTTCGGTTTCGCCTTTGAGTTTGGCCTCTCTTTCAGACCAATTGAATGATTTAGAGGCGTTGTAGTTCATACACGCCTGACAGGTGTCTCCCTTTTCTAACGATCCAGGTCTGGCTCGGAGGGGGAACGCGCATTGTTGACATCTCATAGTGATAGTAACCTTTCGTAATCTTCTTGAGTATTTAGTTCTAAACTGGGGAAACTTTTGGCCCAGGGTTGTTTCCGCATCCATGTGGTGCAGTGTTCATCGGGGCCGTTGTTAGATGCTTTCTCTAGGGTGTCATAGTCGAATATCTCCACATTGAGTCCAGAGAGGGCGTGGAAGCCTAGGTATCCAACATTCCCCTGAAGCTCAAAGAGTCTAATGGTAAGTTTGATTATCTCAGTATTTATGAGGGGGCAATCGGCGGTGATGCGTACTATCGGATTAGCCTGGAACTCCCGAGCAGCGTGCAGGTATCTCCGGGCTAAATCTTTGGGGTCGCCCATGAAGTACTGTGCATTGTGAGCCTCTAACCATATCGCTAACTCAGGTTCATCGTTAGGGATTGCTACTACTACCGGAAAGCCTGTTAGATCACACCTTTTCATAACGTGCCACAGGACCGTTTGCCCCCTAAATGCTTTGAGGGTCTTTCTGGGTAATCTACTGGAGCCTAATCGAGCTTGGATGATGATTGTGGTGGTACCGGACGATCCTTTGACCACTCCTGTTTCTGAATCGTCCCCTCGAACCAGGTCTTGCACCATTTTACTGAGCCGGTCTGGTTTTTTGGGAGGGGCCATCCTTACGCATCCTTTCTAAAGAGTTGGTAGAAGCAGAAATCAAACTCCCGCCCTAATTGACCAGATTTTACTTCCACTCCAGGGTAGTTATAGGCGGGGCGTTTCCATAGCATATCCTCAAATCCATGATAGGGAATGATCTGATCCTCACCCATGTATTCAATGGCTAGGGCATAACCTTTGGTTACTCTCCATATTTCATCCATCGCCTGTTGGTACTGAGGGATGTGCATCAGGACCCCACAGGTGAATACTAAATCGAAGGAGTTATCAGGGAAGGGGAGTTTTGAGGCATCAGCCTGAACCGTTGGTCTGTCTTGCTTGAGTGCCTCTCGGACAGCGACCGGGTTAGGTTCAGCCCCAATGGTACAAAATCCCAGCTCAGACAGTGTATTGACGTTGTTCCCTATGTTAGAACCAACTTCTAGGATTGAAGTGACACTATCGGGGATTATATCGGTGAAGGCATCTAGGCGTTTCTCCCAGTCGTATCTGTTTCTTTCGATGTAATCATTCCCGAATCCGCCCTTCCATCTATCAAGTTGGTGGGTCATTCGCTTTTCCCTTCGGTGAGTTGCTTAGTTTTCCGAGATGCTTCGAAGTTGTGTGGTTTGATGAGGTGGCAACCGTCGCAAGGTACGCTCCCGGCCTTGAGATACTTATGTCCCTTGCCGCAACAATACTGGGGGTAGTATTGGGTGTATCCGGTAGGGTGGGCGGGGGAGAGGCATAGTTTACCATTGTCTACGTTATGACAGAGGTCTTTGTGATATTCACCCGTCACACCTAATATATTCATCTGATCCAGCCAATCACTCATGTGCTGAACCGAGTTGTTTAGGTTGTTCTGATTCTGGTAGTTGTTTGATGTCCCCGGAGTGAATATATCCAAGGGGGAGACCTTCGGGGCCTGATAACTCCTGCCTAGGGGCGAACTCATCCTTCCGTTTGCGTTCCAAATACCACTGGGCTGCTTGTTTATCCCCTCCAACCGCAGCCTGAACAATGGTCTTTTTCATGGCTAAGATAGGCCATTCTTTGGCCGAGCTGATTCTGTCACTAAACTTTGAGTCGTCCCTTAGGTGTCGATAGTATGTTTCCCTTGCGATGTTGGCATAATTACAAGCCTCCGTATCGGTTGCGCCTATCTTGAAAGCCTCCTCAAGTTTAGCCACAGTCTCGGGAGTCATGATCGTTGGTCTAGCCATCTATTTTGCTGGCCTTTTGGCCGGTTAGTTTCTCCCACCTATCTATAATCACCCTTGCCATATAACAGTAAAACGACCGATATTCTTCGGGCTTTTTCTTTTCAGATAGTCCATAGCGTTGCATACCCTGCATAATACACTTAGATCAGTGCAATTTTACAGTTTCTGGATAGTCCGAGGGTTGTGTTCCCAGGGCTTTAGGTCAGAGACCTTGGATCGTTTCGGGGTCCAGGTGATGGTCATGGGTATAGATAGGTGGGGGTGGGCTAGGCCCCCAGTTTATAGGTCTCCTGAATGAGACGGAAGCCCATGCTCTTGAAGAACACTTTGGAGCGGATGTTGAGGGGCGCGATGTTGGCGTAGATAGCCTCGCCAGGGTGCTTACTGATTAGTTCGGTCAGGGCTTTCTGGGCGATACCACTGCCCCGGAAAGGTTTGGCGATGTGGATGCCGACCTCCATCTGCCTGGTGAGGTAGATTCTACCCGCCGATTCCCCATTTTCCGTGAGGATGATGTAGTCCTCCTGGTAGGGAATGGCCTCGTTGAAGGCGACGTGTTCTTCGTAGGTGGGAAGGTGCGTGTGGCTGATGTTCTGCTCCGGTTCTTTCTCCTTGAGGAGATCGTAGAGGAACAGGTAATCCTCTCTGGTGACCGTTCTCATGGCCATTGTAGTTTCCTCCCGACGTATTCGGTGATGGTTTGTTTCTGGTTAGTGAGAATCTTCTCCGTCATCCGAATCAGTTTGACCATTTCGGTCAGCTTTTCTGGGTCGAGAGCGAAGGAATGGTCCGGTCCTTCCCGTTTAGGATCGTCGGTGAAGTGCTTTTCTACGGCGACGGCTCCCCTGGCGACAGCGATCATCGGGAGCAGGAGGTGGGTGGTGTGGTCCGAGAGTCCCCATCTACCCTGATAGCCCAGGGCGTAGTCTTCCTCGTCTGCTGGGTATTTTACGACACACGCCATCGGTATTACATTAGCTCCTTCTCGGAGGAACTTCATTGGATTGTCCACGGCTCCATCGGAGATGAACACTGGGTCTTTCCCGGCGGCTCTAAGGACGGAGGAAACGAAGGTGTCATCAGCAGCTTCGGTCGCGGCGATCTTCCAGTGCTTCACTTTCCCCCTAAGGGCCATGATTCCTGCTTCATTGAACGGGGTGGCCATAAACTCGATGTTGGCGAGTCCACAAACTGTGATGAGTTTGTCAATCCAGTCTGCTTTGAACGGGGGGATGAGCTGGAACTTGACTGCATCGGCTCCTGCATCCTTAGCGATATGGATAAGTTCAATGGCGCGGGACAGGTCTCCGTCGTGGTTCCCGCCCATCTCAGCCACGATAAAGGTTGTATTAGGCATGGTCGTAGAACTCCTTGATGAGTGAGCAAACCCTTTTGACGTCCCGATCCAATAGTTTCGGGTGGAGGGGAAGGGATAGTTCGTGTTCGTACCAGTAATCTGCGTAAGATCGCTCCTTTCTCGCCTGTCGATAGACCGGGTGCATATTGACCGGCGGATAATGAATAGCAGTATGAATATCGTTCTCCTCTAACCATCTTTTCAGTCCATCCCGGTTCTCACACAGGACGGCCATAATATGGGGTTGAGAGTTATTGGTAGTGATATGGACGGGATATTTAGCCAAGAGACTGTGGTACATGGCCATCAGGTGTACACGTTTTTGCAGGAACTTCTTGAGGCTCCCCAGTTGGGATAGTCCTAATGCCGCCTGAATGTCGCTCATTCGGTAATTCCCCGATACATCTACGGCCCAAGTATCGTGTCTGCCGTGATCGCGGAGGTCTAAACAATCCTTATAGAACTGCTCGTTGTTGGTGACAATCATCCCACCTTCTCCGGTGGTAATATGCTTGACCGGGTGGAAGGAGAAACAGGCGGCTAAAGTATTCCCTCGGTAGGTCATGGAGTGACAGGAATCTTCGATTGTTTGAGAGGCTATATCATCCGGCACCACCGCGATATTCCCCGCGTAGTTTACGGGTACATAAAGATGCCCGGGAACAGCTGAATAAGGGGCCAGCCAGCATCCGTCGTTGACGCTTATGTCTCTGAGTTCAATAGTCTCTAAGCCAGCCAACATCCCTGCATTAGCCGTAGCTACGAAGGTATTGAGGGTAGTTACCAGGTGGGTCAGTCCAGATGCTTGGTATGCCACGGTGAGGGCCGCTGTGCCGCTGTTTACCGCCACGGCGTACTTTGCCCCTACCATTTCAGCCACGGCTTCCTCAAAGGCTCTGACGGTTGGTCCTTGGGTAAGATTGTCTGACTGGAGGACGTGTCTGACCGCCGCTAAATCCTTGAGACTAATAGATTGTGCTCCGTATTTCATGGTATAGGTTTTTCACCTCTCTGCGTGTGAGGAGGCGTTTCTTATCATTGGAAAAGTATTTTGGCCCTAAAGTTTCGTGTAGTTTCTCCCCCCGCCTGATTCCGACATACTTGATCCGAGCGTGGGGGGCTATTGCCTTGGCTAAATCCACGACCTTCGCGCTCTTGAGGTCGGGGATGAATACCTCTCCACCTTCCATTGTTTCAACCTTGCCCCAGGCAAACTCTACGGCTTGTCTCAGGGTCAACCAGAATCTAGTCATGTCCTTATGGGTGATAGTGAGGACATCCTTCTTGGCTTGTTTCTTTAATAAAGGGATCGCCGACCACCGAGAAGCTAAGACGTTCCCCCAGCGTGAGAGGGAGAACTTAGTCGGTCCTCGGTGGTTTGCATTGAGCCATAACCCTTCAGCGACTAACTTCGTAGCCCCGTAGTGGTTCACCGGGTCAACGGCTTTATCAGTAGAGATAAATAAAGCCTTCTCCACTCCATTCGTGAGACACGCCTGGATCACGTTCTGGGTTCCCAAGATATTGGTTTTGACCGCCTCAAATGGGTTGTATTCACAAGCTGGTACTTGTTTCATGGCGGCGGCGTGAATCACAATATCGGCCCCCGAGAAGGCGGCCTCCATTCTTTTTAGGTCTCTCACGTCCCCAATGAAGAAGCGAATCCGGTCATCATCAAACTTACGGGCCATTTCGACCTGTTTCAATTCATCTCGGGAAACGATACGGACTCTTTCGATGTCTTCCCGGTGAAGAAGGAGGCGGGTCAGGGCGTTTCCAAAACTCCCTGTGCCTCCCGTGATTACAACGGTGTGCCTAGATGTCACTTCTTGTACGAGTACGCGATCTTATACTTGTCTAAGAACTGTGTTCGTGGGTTGAGGAGAGTATATCCCCTGCGGCCTGTTTTGTAGAGGCGCATTTCAAAGTGTAAGTGGGGACCTGTGGACCAGCCTGTATTACCCGATTGGGCGATCTTCACGCCTTCTTTGACGTTATGGTTATCCAAGCCCTTCTGTCGGTTCTTGGCGTGGCCGTAGATGAAGGTAATAACCGATCCATCTCCCTGGTTCCAGTCGAGTTTCCAGTAGGCTCCGTAGCCCGTTAGGTAGGGGGCTGTGCCTCCTAAGTGCAGAACCCCCGGAACGCAGGTGAACCAGTTATCTCCTAATGGGGAGCGAAAGTCTACCCCCGTGTGGTTCTTGAGACCAAAAATCCCTTCATGAACACCGAAGTCTTGGGTAATGACGAGTGAGTGGCCTAGTGGGGATCGCATTATTCGGTCCCTCGAACCGCTTGAGCGAGTTTATCTGCTGTACCGATACCAACCACAACCCCAAGCCATGTAGCAATAGAGTCGAGGAGAATCTTTAGGTCAAAACCATTCGATTCTACGTTTCCGAGGTAGATCGAAACGGCGGCCAAAGTCACCATCCAGAAACGGATGGATGAGAGGAGGGCGAGAATCTTGTCCTTCATACGGGTTGTGGATTAGTTATGGGGTAAGTGTATCCCTCGTATAAAAATGAGCAAGAGGGGGCTTCTCGCTCGCGTTCTTTCCTGGATCACAGTCCAGGTGCGTGGCGATTGGCCCCCTTGTTGTGTTACCACCGATACCCCCAGGCAGCCTCGTAGTAGCCGAGGTTGAAGAAGGGAATCATAGTGGGGGTGAAGGATGTGATGTTGCCCTTCTTGTTGAGCGTGATGCGGATGGTCCACCCGCCGACGTGCGCGGCGAGCTTGTTCTTCCGCATGAACGTGTCCTGGTCCTTCGTACATCCGGCCAGGATGCAGTGGACTTCGCGGGGGTAGAAGTACCCCATCTTGTGGTAGTGGCCGACGAGCAGGACGTTCGGCTTCTCCCCGCCCTGGTACGCCTCCACGATCTTCTGGGCGGCGTAAGACATGGCGTAGGCGGAGCCTCCGCCGGCATGGATGAGGCGCATCACCGAGGAGCCTTCCGTGCCCTGGAGCTTGATGTCCTTCTCCATGTGGCCGATGAACTTCATGTCCGTTCGACCGCTGTTCTTGGCCATCAGCTCCATGAAGAGGCCGATGTTGATGCCCTCGTCCTGGACGTACCAGCCTTCGTGGTCGTCGCCGGTGACGAACTCCGTCGTGATGCCGGGACGTGCGGGCCAGTTGCGAACGAAGTAGTCCACCTGGCCCTGCATGGTGAAGGTGTGGATGTCCGTCTTCGAGTGGCGTTCGCCCTCGATCATGTTGCCGAGCTGGTACACCGTCTTGATGCCCTTGGCCGCCCAGATGTCGAACAGGGCGTTGAGGACATCCATCCGCTCATACTTCGAGCCGAGATGGTTGTCGGCGGTGAGACCGAACTCGATGACCGTTTCCTCCATGTCCGAGATGTCGATGACGCTCGGCTTGTGGTCGGGCAGAAGCTCCTTCGCCAGCTCCACGGTGTCGTGGAGGATGGAGAGGTTGGACCCGCTCGCCTTGAGCCGTTCGATGGCCATGACGACCTTCGCGACCCCTACGTCCAGCTTGGACGACAGGGCTTCGACAGTCCACGGCTTCCGGCTCTTGCGGAGCATTTCGCTGATGGCGGAGGCCACCGAGTCCACCGAGTCCTTCGGCGTGTTCGGAGCGTCCGTGTAGCCATTCCCGATCCGTCCGGTGAGACCCAGCTTGCGCCGGAGCTTCCTGACGTATTCGGGAGCGCAGTTGAACTTCTTGGCGACCTTCTTGTCGTACCCCACCTCACCCGCTTCCGGGGGATGGAGCTTGACGTAGGCACACACCTTGTCGGTGGTTGTCATTGGTTTCTCCCTTACCCCATTTTCTGGTGGTAGTCGTGGTGGCACGACTCGCAGAGGGTGATGAGGTTGTCGACGGTAGCAGGACCACCGTGACGGCGATAAATCTTGTGGTGCATGGTCAGCCGATTGCGGCTGGACCCGGGCGTTCCACAGTGCTGGCATTGGTGGCCATCCCTAGTCAGCACCTGGTCTCGGATGTCGTGCGACACCTTGCGGCTCCCCTTCTTCTGGTGGAGGAGGTGTCGCTCCCGACGCTTGGAGTTTCTGCGGGTTCGCTTCCGCATCTTCCCTCCACGGATCGTGACGGAAATCGATTTGCCACCAGGTCCAGCGTCGGATATCCCAGTAGCGAGTCATGTTACTTCCGCCAGCGACGGATGATGCGCTTGGTCTTCACCATCCCCTTCGGGATGAGGATGACTCGGTTGAAGGGGTTGTCTCCCATCCCCCAGTCACCAGCGAGGTAGTAGAAGTCCCTGTCGGACTTGACGATGACTCCAGCCGACCAGACGAGGTGTTCCTCGTTCTTGGTGACGAGTTCGGAGATACCCCTCTCGTCGTTCCACCCCGAGTCGGACACGGCGTCCCACCAGTGGATGAGAACGATGTCACGACGGGTCTTCTTCATCTCCTCCTTCGTCGTCTTCTTCGAGATCTTCATCGGTCACTCCTTTCTTGGTGGCCAGTCCGGCCTGAAGGATCTGAATCTCGTCGAGTACGTCTTCCAGGTTCACTTCGATACCGTGGATGACGCGCTTCTTGTACTGCACCGTCCCGTGGAGGACGTTGTACGCCTCCTCATGGATGACGTTGAGGATGAGGAGCAGTCCATCATCCAGTTCGTCCCCACTCCTGAGCAGGGTGTCTCCGAGAACGTCAGAGAACACCGAGAACAAGGATTGGAGGGTCATCAGGGCGTCGGCCTCTTTACGGAGGTCGTCTTCCCACTGTTCGGGAGCCATGGCTCACCTCCGTTCAAAGGAGCAAAAACACCAACGCCGGGTATGGGCTACCCGGTTCTTCGACTTTGCGTCGTATTGGTGTGGTGTTT